ATTGTTTTTTTAAATTCAACTGCTGGAATTTTGATTGTTTTCATATGTGGTCCTTTCAATTGTTGGTCTAAATGTTTTAGGGGAAAGGGTTATGATAGGCAAGAAAAGAAAACCTAAACGTTGAATTAAATGACGTGTTGGGGTAGCTTAGGCGATAATTACCAAAACTAAGAATATTATCGGGGATTTCCTATGGCAAAATCCGTCAAAATCAAGCTCGAAAAAGACCTGGAACATATTTCAGTTGATCAATTAGAACCGCTCCAAGGCGAGTTAAAGACACTTTCTGAAGCCAATTTCAATAAACTCAGAAAGTCTATGCTCGATAAAGGTTTCAAGCTTTCCCTTCACGTTTGGAAAAACGGTGGTGTAAATTATCTAATCGATGGGCACCAACGTGTTCACGTTCTTCAGCAAATGGCAAAGGAAGGTATAGAGGTTCCACCTATTCCTTGTGTAATCGTTCAAGCTAGAACTTACTCGGAAGCAAAAGAAACCGTTCTACTCGCTGTCAGTCAATATGGTAAACTAAACAAAACTGGCTTCCAGGAATTTATAGACGGTGAGGATTTTGATTTAGATGAGTTCGATTTTCCAGATATCACCGATGACTTTTTTGAAACACCTGAACAGGAAGCCGACAAGGAAGCTAAGGAAGAAATCGAAGACGATGTTCCTGATATAGAGGAAAACGAAAATCCTTATGGTGTCGAGCGTGGACAGGTTTGGGGTTTAGGTAAAGAGTTAAAATGTGATTCTTGCGGTCATGTCATGCCATATGATGAAACAATGGAAGACCAAAAATGCCCTAAGTGTGGAGCGTAGCAATGCTGAGAAAATCATATAGACACTATGCGATGTGTGGCGACTCCACTAATGAGGCTGATGTAGCTAAGCTAATGGATGGTGAGAAGGCGGATATGGTGTTTACTGACCCGCCTTATGGTTATTCTTATGACTCAAATCACCAAAAAGTAAATAAACATAAAATGCTTAAGAATGACGACAAGATCTTAGATTTTTGGGTTCCTCTAAAAAAGGCTATGCATAAAAATTCTAGCGTTTTTATATGCGGTTCTTTTCAAACTATATTTAAGTGGTTTGATAAATTCGATGAAAATTTTAATTTTAAGAATATGATAGTATGGAAGAAGAATAATTGGTCAATGGGTGATTTAAAGGGAGCATTCGCAGGGCAACATGAGATAATTCTTTTTGGTCATAAAGGTAAGGTCAACTTGATTGGTAATCGAGATTCAGATATATGGGAGTTCGATAGGGTTCCACCTAAATTGCATCCAACTATGAAACCGATTGCTTTAATAGAGTATGCCATATCAAAAGTTCCAAGTAAGAAAGTTTTAGATCTATTCCTAGGCTCTGGGTCTACACTAATAGCCTGCGAAAAAACAAACCGCAGGTGCTATGGTATGGAGGTGGATGCTAAGTATATTAATGTCATATTAAAAAGGTTTGAACAATATAGCGGTGATTCTGTAGAGCTAATTGAAAAATAAGAGAAATCATTTTTTTGGAAATAGACTTACATTACTGAAATGTTGTATACCTAATCCAACATAACAGTAATGGAGTGTATTAAATTGTCTAAGAAAATAGATAGAACTTATTTAAAATGTCAAAAATGTGGCGATGAATTTCTGCAAAAAAGACCTTGGAATGATGAGAAATATTGCTCTAAAAAATGCTGGTCAGGCAGAAAGGGAAAGACCGAGTTAAAATGTATGTGGTGTAAAACAATCTTCCATTCTTACAGAGAAAATCAAAAGTATTGTGGTATGGAATGCAGAAATAGTTCTTACATCGGAAAGAAAGCCAGTCAAGAAACTAAAAACAAAATGAGTAAAGCAAAAAAAGGATATATGCCTGTAAATATATTCAAATCTGGCAGTGAACATCCGATGTGGATCAAAGATAGAACTAAAGTAAATCCAAGATGGTCTGCGGAATATCGTGAATGGAGAAGGAGGGTATTTGAACGGGATAAAGTTTGTGTCAAATGCGGTGAAAACGGAGAACTCCATACACTAGATGCTGATCATATAGTTCCTTTTAGATTTGATCAGAATAAAATATTTGATGTTGATAATGGTAGAGTTTTATGTCGACCATGCCACATGAAAGAGCCAACTTGGGGAATGAAGACTATAAAACGCTTTGAAGAATACACAGGTGACACAGCCGAAAGGATAAGCTAATGCCAGCTGGAAGACCAACCAAGTATAAAAAGGCTTTTTGTAAAGAGCTAATAAAGCATATGAAGCAAGGTTTATCCTATGAAACTTTCGGGGCTGTTATTGGTGTAGATAGAAGTACAATATATGAATGGGAATCTGTTCATAAGGAATTTTCCGATGCTAAAAAGGCTGCATGGATGGAATACCAACTGTTTTGGGAGAAAATGGGTGTTCACGGCACAGCTGGAAAGCTGAAGGGTTTCAACTCGACAAGCTATATTTATAACGTAAAATGCAGATTCAGAAAGTCGGACACATTTGGCCATGATCCAGACATGGAACAAAGAAACACTTTTAACTTCAATCTTTCATATGACCCTAAGGCGCTTAAGGAAGGTGATCAATGATTAAAAAACTTTTAGTTCTAAGCTTTATTTCTACTGCAGCTTACCCTTGCGATGATCAAAAAGCACCACAGAATCCCACCATGACAAAAGAATTAAGGGAAATGGTTAATATGATCAATGCTGAGAGAAAATCTAAAGGGCTTCACGCTCTCAAGGTTGATCCTAAATTGAATTGCGCTGCTCAAATGCATTCCGATGATATAGGCCCCAAGAAGCTTTGCCAACACGATGGCACTGATGGTTCTAGTCCTTGGGATAGGGCTAAAAAATGCGGTACTAGTGGAAGGGCTGAAAATGTAGCTTGCGGCCAAAGGAATGCTAGGGCTGCAGTCGATGCTTGGCTTAATAGTGCTGGTCACTACAAAAACATGATGAATAAAAACATAAAATATATTGGTGTAGGCGAGAAGAACTTTTTTTGGACCAATATTTTTAGGTAAAGAAGGTGATGATTGAGAAGATGGCTTAAAAAATTATTTGGTATTGAAGAAGGTGGAGAAGTTCCTCAAAGGTGCCCTAAGTGTGGGTATGCAGGAAATCATATGGTTAGAGTGTTAGAAAATGGCAAGCCTAAGGAATACTTTGTTTGTCATACAGGTAAAAAGGAAGGTGATGAGTAAAAGAACACACTACGGATTCAAAGTAAATACTCATGGCATAGGACTATATATCTCGTGTGTGGGACCCATTAGCAGGTGGGACGTAGAAGATTACGAGCACCTAACCTTAACTGATGAGCACAGAAATATATCGTGTAGAATATGCAAGAAGCACAGTGATGAAATTGTCAATTATGAGAGGCACAATCCTTGACCACAATCATAATATTTCTAACCATAGCCCTATGCTGTTCGGTAGCTCTCAACGGCTTTCTAATCAAGGCGTTCAAGGAAATGAACGATGCATTTAAAACACTAGAAAACGAATACAACCAGCTTTACCATGCTGTAGAGGAAAGCAACGATTACCGGAGCCATAGCGGTTTTATTTTATGACCAAATCCACACCCTACTTCAGTGGTTTCATCCCTTTCGGTTATCAAAGGGAATGCCTTGATTTGCTTTACCACCATGACTACTCAAAATACACGCCTGAGATTCTTCTTAGTGGTTCGGTTGGTTCAGCCAAGTCTATTCTTTTAGCTCATTGGGCAATATCTCATTGTCTGAGGTGGAAAGGTGCTAGAGTTGCTATTTCACGCCAATCACTTCCAGACCTTCGTAGAACTGTGTATCAAGAAATTATAGAGCATCTTTCGGACAAGTTCATTGAAGGCGTCCACTATAAATCAAGGTCAAACACTTGTGAAATTAAATTTCCTAATGGATCGGAAATAATTGGTGTGTCATTTGGGGATAAGAGATATAGCAAGGTGCGGTCATTAAAACTTAGCGGGATAATAATGGAGGAAGGAACTGACTTTGATGATGCATTCTTTGAGCAAGGAGCCGGATTCAGTCAGTTTAAGGCAAGGTTAAGGCGTATTCATAATGTTCCTGAAAATTTTCTAATTATTGCTACTAACCCTGGTGATCCGTCATCAATGCTGCATTCCTATTTTATAGAAAATGAAAGCGAATACGAATCAAGATATGTTTTTTATTCGATTACAACCGATAACCCATATTTAGACCCTATTTATATTAAACAGCTTAGGCAGGATTACTCTGTGTTAGAAGCTGACAGGTATTTAAGGGGCAAATGGATTTCATTAGCTGGTAAAGGAATTTACCATAGCTACAATCCTAAGGATAATTTTATAAAAAAGCCTTATATTGTTAAGGAAGACATACCGATAAACCTATGCTTTGATTTTAACTCAGCATCAAATAAGCCTCAATCTGCATGCATTTTTCAATTTGATGGCGAAAAATACCACTGTTTCGCAGAATCTATAATACATGATTCCTTATGGTGCCTGGACAACCTAGAAGATTTAGAGACAAAAGGGTATTTGAGAAAAGACCAAATGATATACATCCATGGTGATGCCACAGGTCGGGCAAAAACCAGCAATGCTCAGTACTCGAATTATGAAATAATAAAAGAGTGGCTAACACACAGAGGTTACACCTTTAAGGTTCAAGTACCGAAGGCAAACCCACCCGTTACTACAAGGCATGTTAAAATGAATGCAATTTGTAAAAATGACTTAGGTGATATCCGTCTTCTGGTATACTCTACTTGCAAAACACTCGACCAAGGCATGAGATTGACAAAGTTTAAGCCTGAAACAAGGATAGAAGATGATAGCAAGCCATACCAACATGTAACAACTGCACTTGGGTATGGAATATTCGCAAACGAGAAGATAAGAAACAAAAAAAGGTCTACCTCTTACACCAGAAAGGGAAGCTAATGAACCTGTTTGAAAAGGAAAGCCTAGACAAAGTTAAAGGCATTATAAAGGACTCGCAAACTAGGTTAGAGGTTAACGACCTTCTAATGATGATACTTCATGGGAACATGACAAGGCCCCTGGAGCTTAAGCTTAAAAAGGACATGCCAGAAACATATAAGGATGCCATTGATAGGCTTATGCCGATCAACTTCCTGAAGCGTATCAATGATAAGATTACCCATATATACCAAACAGGTGTTAAGCGAGAAGTAGACCCAGAAACAGACCAAACCGCACTGGACGAGTATGTTAAGGACACTAGGCTTAATGATGAGCTTAACTATAACAATGAGCTTCTAAATACTTTCGGCTATTCCCTGCAATCGCTTGCAGTGGACGAAGATGGCAAGAACTATTCGGTAGCAGTTGATAATAATAAGTTCATTCCTGTTAACTTCTCTCGAAACAGAAAAAACAAAATGGACATGCTTATCCTAGTAATGGATAAGATCAACAATAGTCAAATATACTGGGTATGGACCGATAAGCAGTTTGCTATCATCGACCAAGATGGAAAGATTCGCTGGGAACTCATGCAAGAACAGTATGAGGAACCTATAGACATGAGCGAAGAGTCATTGGAAAACCCATACGGCAAAATACCTTATGAATATATCACCACCTCTAGAACCTCAATAATGCCAGAAGTAGCTTACGACATTTTGCAAATTAGCTTATGTATACCGCTTCTAATGACTGACATAGCTTACGTTAGCAAGTTTACTGCCTTCAGTATTCTATGGACTATTGATATAGATACAGACAAACTACCGCACGCACCTAACGCAACGTGGAACCTGAAAAGCGGTGGTGGAGAAGACCTTGGGGAAGCTAAACCTCAAATTGGAACATTAAAGCCTGATGGCGACACAGACAAAATGATCAGCTTAACGCTTTTCATGCTTGGTGCTTGGCTTGAATCAATGGGCATTCCTTCAGGCGGCATTGGCAAAATAGATGGCGGCAACCTAAGCTCAGGCATTTCAAAAATAATTGATGAGCTTGATATTTCTGACCTAAGAGAAAAACAGACTAAGATCTACCAAGATTTTGAACGCAGGTACTTTGATAAATACTTCCACTATTTAAACCCTGTATTCATCACAAGCCCAGACTATGACGATGTAAAGCACTCATACTCTCCTAACGCAGAAGTTATTACCACCTTTCCTATTCAGCGACCTATTATAAATAGGATGGAAGTGTTGAACGAAATTGAGAAAGAGCTTAACCTAGGCTTGATTACTAAGAGGCAAGCACTTGTTAAGCTTTACCCTGAACTTAGCGAGGCTGATATAGACGCTAAACTTGCAGAGATTGAGATTCCAGTAGTAGCGGCCAACGCTAATAATGACGATGAGCAAGAAGGGGAAGACGATGAAGCTTAAAACACTCTTGTTACTAACAACCGCACTACTATTCGCATCTTGTGGAAAAATAAATACAGAAGAAAAATTCTGTGCTGAAAATGGCTTTAGGTATATCGAGTTTAAATCTTGGCTTTCAAGCAAAGGCGTAGCACCTGACTTTAACAAGCTAGGTCTCCCTGCGAGGTGTGATAAAATAGATAGTGAATAATAACACTGTGAGGGAAATTATGGAAAAGCTAGAGCAACTTAAAAATCATGATATCTATTGGTTACTTTTCGCACATTTTACAGCATTTCTTGTCGGCCCATTTGCAGGATTGGCCTTATTTTTCTGCTGGTGTTGGGCTATATATAGACATAGACAGAGAGCTAAAATTGTAATTGAATTGATGGAAAAATCTAATGAGCACACTGCTTGTAATCCTACTTAAGATATATCACATGGCAATTAACAAAGACTATGAAGCTCCGATATTCTCGGATGTCTTCATCTTTTTGCTTTGTGACATTTCAACAGCAATCATGGTCATGAATATCACTGGTTATCCTTTCAATTGATTGACTCCTCCCCGTGGATAAAACCCAGGGGCTTTACAAGGATTTTTGGTAAATGACAGCTAAATGGCAAAGGTTTTCAGTTACACCACCACCTGACTTCACGCCTGCAATGAGGCAATCGCTAGGCAAAGAGGTGGCAGAGTTTATTAGGCAAAGGACTGAAAAGGGCCTGGACATAAACGGTAAGAAGTGGAAAGGCCCAGCTGGTAAATACTCAGACGCCTACAAGGAATCACTTGATTTTAAAAACGCTGGTAAAACATCTAAGGTTGACTTAACGCTCTCTGGTGACATGCTTATAGCTTTGGATATGATTTCTGAAAAGAAAGATAAAATAATCATTGGCTATAAAAACGGAAGTGAAGAAAACGCCAAAGCAGATGGCAATGTAAGAGGAACTTATGGCCAAAAGAAAGCCAATCCCTCGAAAGCTAGAAACTTCATGGGCATTTCAGATAAAGACTTAGACAATTTAATTGATAAGGTGAGGGAAAATTACGATGCCGACACCTAAAGAAGCTTTAGACAAGTCTAAAAAATCTATCAACGCTGCCATTGCTAACATACAGGGTATTTTTGGCAAGTCTATAGATTCCAAAAGTATGGAACGTATAGCCAAGGAAGCTGTTATAGAGATTAAGCGCAGAACTAGGCTAGGCTATGGCGTAGCAGAAGACAGGCAACCAAAGGAAAAACTTCTTTCACTTTCCTATGAATATATTGAGCAGCGTTTTGAAATGAAGGAAGATGGCATCTTGTCAGATGCTACCAAGCCCCAGAGGTCTAACTTAACAATGACTGGTCAGATGCTTGATTCGTTGAGGGTTATTAACCATAGAAGAAACTTTGCCGAAATTTCCCCTTATGGTAGTAGGTGGGATTCAGATTTAACAAACCAAGAAGTGAGCGCCTACGTGGAAGCAGCTGGAAGGCCTTACCTTAATCTTTCAGACCTTGAGATTAAGAAGCTCGCACGATTCTACCAAAATAAGATTTTGAAGCCTAAGCTTGCTAAGGTTTAAAAAATTGTAACAGTGTCCTATTGACATTTTCAAAATGAGAGGTATAGAATGTTTGTATTGGATCGACGAAAAATGGCGCCAGAAGGCGGCGACGGAACCTATGCTGGTGGTTCTGGGGAAAATCCACCTACCAAAGTATCAGGCGATACAAATCCAGAAGGCAGTGGCCAAAAGGATTCAGGTAATAGCGGTTTAAAATCTTTGTATGAATCTACCAAAGCGGACATGCTCAAATATAAAAAAGAGCTACGTGAAGCTAGGGCAAAAATTGCTGAAGTCGATGAGGCTAAAAAAGTAGCCGAAGAGAAAAAACTACTTGAGCAAGAAAATTACAAAGAGCTTTTGGAAAAAAGAGATGCCGAAATAGCTGAATGGAAAGGCAAAGTAGAAAACCTTTCTGGAGAAATTAGCAACTTCAAAACCAGGGAAGTTCAAGGGCAAAAGCTCCAAGCCTTTATGGATGGTGCAGACTTCCAAGTTGATAGCAAGTACCTGGGGTTCATAGACCTAGATAGAATCAAGGTGGACGACAATGGAAACATTGACGCTACTAGCATTCAAGAAACTAGAGAGCTATTCCTAAAAGAACACCCATCACTTGTTAAGAAGTCAAGCAAAACGCCTAAATTCTCCCAGCCTGGCAATGCTCCGTCTTCCACCAAAGTTAGCCGCCAACAAAACTTAATGGATTACGTGAGAAACCCTAGGCTTTCTATCGAGCGTGCCTCTCAAGGTTTGATCGAAGATTAAAAAGTTCTTACTGGGTTTCTCACTAAGATTTTTTCTTTTTGGGAGGCCCAACATGGGAACTAAAATAACTGACCCGGATATTATCAATCAAATCGAAACAGCATGGTCAAGGGCGCTTGAGCCTGCGCTAATCATGAAAACCCCACTACGGGCTATTGGTATTTATAACACCAATCTACAAGGGTCTATTCCCCAAGGCGGCGACAAGGTTCGCGCTTCTCAAGTGATTGACGATGGCGGCCAAGCTGACCAAAGGTCTATCAACGATGGGACGGCTGACAGCTGGAACGCTGGAAAGCTAAAAACTCGATTCGTTGATTTGGAAATTGACGATGTTGTTCAGGATGCTATCGAATGGGATAAATATATTCCCACACAAACCATCCTTAACCCTTCGGCTGAGTCCATCGAGCTAATTGCTAACCGCATGGCTCGCAGAATCAATAATACCCTTTATAGC